GGAGCAGCTATTGAAGTGAAAAGAAAGTACATAAAAACTTTAACAATGGAAGGCTTCGAGTGCTTTGTCATGAACAAGGAAATTATATCATATCCGGACCTTACGCAGTACTTTGAAAGGAAGAAAGGGTACGAGAGCTACTTCCCCGTCGCAGCGCGTATAAAGCGAGAAATAAGGCGCGACCAAATAGAAAAAGGGTTAGCAGGATTGGCTAATCAAAGTATCACAGCACGTATCACAGCACTAGCGGAAAATTTAAATATACTAGGGCGTATTATAAAATACATGATTTGATAATGAGTAACCCACAGGAAAGTGTATTTATTATCAAAGGAGGTCAAGGGGCTTCTAAGACAGTGTCTATCTTAGAGCTTGTTATTCAGAGCTTATTATCTACGCCAAAAGAAGCTACTGTGCTTAGTTCAGAGCTATCAAAGATGAAAAGAACCGTGATGAGAGATTACGGCAAAATTTGCAAGGATTGGGGGGTTTTCTCAGACGGTTCTTTTATTAACAAGGCAGAGAGCAAGCACGAGTATTCAAACGAAAGCTATATTGATTTCATCGGTGCAGATGTGAGTGACGTTGGTAAAGGCTTTAGAAGGGATATACTGTACATTAATGAAGCTGATAAGCTAGACATTGATAGTGCGGTTCAATTTATATCTAGGGCTAATCTCACTATTATAGATTACAACCCCGATACACTTTTTTGGGGCGACGATTATATAAACGAAAATAATACCTTAACACTTACTTTTGAGGATAACGAGTATTTAAGTAAAAGCGAGGTAAATTCGATTCTCGACTACAAGACTAAGGGATTTTTTGAGCCCGAATTGCCTTTTGAACAACTATTCAAAGATAGTAACATTAAAAATTCCTATTGGGCTAACAAATGGCGAGTATATGGTCTTGGATTAGTAGGTAATTTAGACGGTGTTGTGTTTACTAACTACAAAATAATAGACTCAATACCCGAAGGAGCGAGATTACTAGGTCTTGGTCTTGATTTTGGCTTCACTAATGACCCGACGGCAATAGTTGAAGTGTATAAATACAATAATAAACGCATTGTCAACGAAATATGTTACAAAAAAGAAATGTTGAACTCTGCAATAGCAAAAGCTCTTAAAAAATACAATGATTTTATTATTTACGCTGATTCAGCAGAGCCAAAGTCTATAGCTGAAATAAGGCTAAATAGCATAGATATTAGAGCGGTTAAAAAGGGGGCTGATTCTATTGTTTACGGTGTGAATATAATGCAAGAGCAAGAGTATTTAGTCACTAAAAGCAGCTATAATCTTATTGATGAACTTCAAAAATACACTTGGCAGAAAGACAAAAGCAACAATAAATTAAACAAGCCCATTGATGATTTCAACCACTGCATTGATGCTCTAAGATACCATGAAATGATGTCTTTATCGTCGAATAACGAAGTTATCTTCTTTTAATACATAAAAAAAATAAACTATTTTTACATAAAAATATATTAATATAATGGGAGTATTTGATTTGTTCAAGAAGAGAGATAACGCTTTAGATAGTTTTAACAATAAGTTCAATAAAGTATTCTTTTGGGGTTCAAATGGGGGGAAGTTAACGCCTAAAGAATACAATGTTAAAAGATATGTTGAGTATGCTTATAATTTAAATCCCGACGTATATGCCGTTGTTAATGCGATATGTAGAAAGTTCTCATCTATACCCTTTGAGATAAAAGAAATAGATAGCGACGAAAGCTACAATAAAATAAAAAGTTTGAATCAAAGTACTTCTTTTGATTATAACGCCGCGCAAGAAGTGAAATCTTATAGGCTAACTAAAGAAGCTTTTAAGGACAAACCACAGGAAATGCCATTATTGAAACCTAATGAGTATCAAAGTTGGAGTGATTTATTCAGCCTTACAGAAAAGTTTTTAACAGTAACAGGTAATGCTTATTGGTATGTAATGAAGTCTGAAATAGGAGCAAAAAAAGAGCCTTTAAAACTATATTGCCTGCCCTCTCATTTAATGGACATTGTTGTAAAGGATAATTTGTCGGTTATAGATAGCAATGTTGTAGACCACTATGTTTTAATGGAGGGTGATATTTATACAGAATTTAATGCCGACGAAGTAATACATATAAAATACAACACTCTAGACTATAACGCTAACGGAAGTCATTTGTTCGGAGAATCTCCTATGCGCTCAATATACAATGTAATAGACACTTCAAATAACGCTGTATCTCTTTCTAATGACATGATGCGTAACGGTGGGTCTTTTGGGTTTATTCACGCTAAAGACACTCAAACCCCTTTTACTTCTGAACAAGCTAAAGGGCTTAAAGAAAGGATGCAAAAAATGGCTGTGTCTAAAGAAAACCTAGGTAGAATAGCAGGTGTAAGCTCAGCTATAGGATTTACGCGAATATCTTTGACAACAGATGAGCTAAAGCCTTTTGATTTTCTTAAATACACTCAAAAACAAGTATGCAATGTATTAGGGTGGGATGATAAGCTTTTAAACAATGACGACGGTGCTAAGTACGATAATCTTAAAACAGCAGAAAAACGAGTTGTAATGGGTAAAATAGTACCCGACATAAATCTGATACAAGCTGCTTTTAATGAGGAGTTGCTTCCTATGTTCAAAGGCTATGAAAGCAAAAGAATATCTTTCAAAGTAAAAGATTTACCTGAAATGCAGCAAGACTATAAGAGTAATGTTGAGTGGGTAGAAAAAGCTATTAAGATAGGGCTTATAACAAGGAATGAAGGGCTTACAATTCTAGGGATGCCGACTAAAGAAAACCCATTAATGGATGAAATAACAGTTGAAAATGAACTAATGACATTACAAGATGCTTTATATATTCAAGATGAAAATTTATGAGTTAAAATGGCGTAGTTTTCACAGGAAACTAGAGAAAGAAAACTATAAGATAATCAAAGAAAGGTTAAACAAATCTATTGCTCTGATACCTTATTTAAATATAAGAGAAAAACACTATGACGTATTGATGCGTAATATTTTTTCTTATGAAATGTTTAGAGATATTTATGTCGAAATATATTATAACTCAGCATTAAAAGCATATCGATACCACAAGAAAAAAGACAGGGTGAAAAGCTCATTCACTTCTTTTGATGAGGTATTTTTAAAAGATGTTATCAATTTTATTGACACCAACGTAACAAGGCGCATAAGAAGCGTAAGGAATACTTTTTTAAAGGAAGTGTCTAAAGTTATTATCAATGCTTTTTCAGAAGGCTATGACGTAGCTACAATAGCTAAAAAGATTGAGAAAATAATAAATGATAAGTCTTTTTACAGGTGGCGTGCTTTAGCAATAGCACGTACAGAGACAACATCCGCAGCAAACTATGGCTCTTTGAGGACTTATTCTGAATCAAAGTTTATGTACCAAAAGACATGGATAAGTGCAAAAGATGAGAGGACACGCAGGATTCCTAAGAACAAATTCGACCATAGCGTAATGAATGGCGTAACAGTAGATTTGCATGAGTATTTTAATATACAAGGCGAAACAATACCCTTCCCTGCTGCGCCAACAACAAAAAAAGGCACTCAAACATCAGCAGCGAATGTAATAAACTGTAGATGCTCGTTAGCCTTCACGCCTAAAAAAGATGCAAATGGAAGATTAATAAGACGAATATTATAATGAAAATTAAAGTTTTAAATTATTATAAAAAAGATAATAAGCACGTGTACGTTTTTAAGTATTGGCAGAATAACCAATGCTACTGCACAGCTACAAAAGTAAAGAGAGCATTTGACGATGTTCAGACCAAAAAAATGCTAATAGAATCAATAAGTTAAAATTATTATATTTGTAATATTAAAAGAATATAAACTATGAAAAGCCTTGAGTACAAAGAGATAAGCGGTGGAGTAAAAGATATTGATGTAAAAAAAAGAATAGTTACAGGGTATTTATCCTCTTTTGACAACATAGATAAGCACAATGATGTAATAGAAAAAGGAGCTTTTAAGAAAACGCTTTTAGAGCGAAAGGATGATATTTTTTTCTTAAACAACCATTCTTGGCAGCAACCTCACGGTAAATTCAACGTATTACAAGAAGATGAAAAAGGTTTGTACTTTGAAAGCACGCCTTTTGTTGAGGGTGTTACTTATTCAGAAGATGTCCTAAAGCTTTATGAAGCAGGAGTGATAAAAGAACATTCTATAGGATTTTCTACAATAAAATCAGAGAACAAAAGCAACAGTTCTACTAGATATATAAAAGAGGTTAAGTTATACGAAGGCTCTAATGTGACATTAGGAGCAAATAGTCAAACACCTTTTACGGGAATGAAAGGCTTAAATAGTATAGATACACAAGATAGAATAAAAGTAATAATGAAAGCTTTCAGAAATGGAACTTTCACCGATGATACATTTATTCTGTTAGAATATGCGTTAAAAGAGTTGCAGTCTCACGCAT